ATCTGAAACAAATCTATGACTGTCCGCCACGAAATCAAGTCCCAACTTGCTAAACTCCTTGCCACTGAGGACCTGGTGGTGGAGCACAAGAAGGTTGAGACTGCCTGCTTTAATGTCCATACTCGCGTGCTGACTCTTCCTATGTGGGAGAAGGCAAGCAGCACCGTTTATGACCTTCTGGTGGGTCATGAAGTGGGTCATGCTCTCTACACTCCCGATGAGGATTGGTTGAAGGAGCACAAGATCCCTCCACAGTTTGTGAATGTGGTTGAGGATGTTCGTATTGAGAAATTGATGAAGCGTCGGTATGCTGGTCTCTCCAAGACCTTCTACAAAGGTTATGAAGAGCTTGCTGAGCAAGATTTCTTCCAGATTGAGGGTGAAGACCTTGAGACCTACAACCTTGCTGATAAAGTTAATCTGTATTACAAACTTGGTAACTTTGTAAACATTCCTTTTGAAAATGATGAGGAAGAAATAGTCTCTATGATTGGAGAGACTGAAACCTTTGCCGATGTGCTGGTTGCTGCTGAGGAACTTTATAAGTTTTGTAAGGCAAAGATGGATGAGGAAACTAAAACTCAAATGGATTCTTTGGAGTCTCAGCAGAGTGGCGGCACTCAACCTGCTTCTGATTTTTCTGACCAACCTGAGGGTGAGAATGATGGGGATACTGAAGAGTCTTCTGGCGGAACTCCTGAGAAAGATGATGCTGACCTAGACACTCCTAGCTATCAGGGTGGTGGTGTTGATGAAGAACCAGAAGTCAAGACGATGGAATCTCTTGAAGAAGCACTCAAGCAACTAGTTGACAATAATGGCATTGAGAATGTCTATCTCGAATTGCCTCAACTTGACCTGAAAAAAATCATTGTCCCTAACTCTGAGATTCATGATAAGTGTAAAGAATATTGGAATGCTTATCTTGAAGAAACTGAGCATTCTTATGAAGAAATCTTTGGTGAAGTTGACAAGAAGTTTGTAGAGTTTAAGCGTTCTGCACAGAAAGAAGTTAACTATCTGGTCAAAGAGTTTGAGTGCCGCAAGGCAGCAGACTCCTATGCCCGTGCTACTACTTCCCGTACTGGTGTGTTGGATTGCACCAAACTCCACACCTACAAGTACAACGAAGACCTCTTCAAGAAGGTCACTACTCTTGCCGATGGTAAGAATCATGGTCTGGTGTTTATCCTTGACTGGTCTGGGTCTATGGGCGACGTGATGCTGGATACGGTCAAGCAACTCTTCAATCTAGTGTGGTTCTGTAAGAAAGTTGCTATTCCGTTTGAGGTTTATGCCTTCACCAGTGACTATCCTTTGGTTTCTTACAGTGAAGAAGGTAAGGCAAATATTCGTGAGTTGGCTTATACTAAAAAGGATGGTCTAGTGCAAGTTGGAGAATGGTTTTCTCTGATGAATATGCTGACCAGCAAGACTAATGGAAAAACTCTGGAGGAGCAAATGCGTAATATCTTCCGTCTTGCTTCTGCTTTCCGTTGGAATTCTTTCGTTCGTTATAACATTCCTTATGGTTTGAGTCTTTCTGGAACTCCATTGAATGAGACATTGATTGCTCTGCATCAGATTCTTCCTAAGTTCCAGAAAGAAAATAAATTGCAGAAAGTTCAGTGTGTCGTGTTGACTGATGGTGAGGCAGCAATGTGTAAGTATCATCGTGAGATTCAACGTAAGTATGAAGCAGAGCCTTTTATGGGTACTTCTAATATCTACGGCAACTCCTATCTGCGCGACCGTAAGACTGGTATGACCTACTCTTTGGATTGTGAGTGGTATGAGTTTACCGATATTCTGCTTCGTAACCTCCGTGACAAGTTTAAAGATATTAACTTCATTGGTATCCGAGTGCTTGAGTCACGTGATGCTGGTAGTTTTATCCGTCGTTATTGTGGATACTTTGGTGCTGAGCATGATAGGACCATGAGCACGTGGCGTAAGGAAAAGGCATTTACCATCAAAAAGTCTGGATACAATGCATATTTTGGTCTCTCTGCAAATGCCCTTTCTCAGGATGCTGAGTTTGAAGTGAAGGAAGATGCAACTAAAACTCAAATTAAATCTGCTTTTGTTAAGAGTCTGAAGTCCAAAAAAATGAATAAAAAAATTCTTGGAGAGTTTGTAGAACTTGTTGCCTAATAAATATTTTTATAGTATAGGTATCAAAAATGTCTAGATTTGGAGATTTAGTAGGAGGTAAGAAGGCAGCACCAGCACCAGCTCCTGTAGCTGCTCCTGAACCCGTAGTAGAAGTTGTTGAAGTAGTAGAAGTTCCCGATCCTGTTGTTGAGGAAGAAGTGTCGGAAGATCCGCATTTTGGAGATATGAGTAAGAGGGAACTCGAAGCTTACGGTAGAGAGCATGGTATTGAGTTGGACAGAAGGCATAGTAAAAAGAGATTGGTGGAAGAATTGGAAGACCACCTGTCCAATTCCTAAACTGTCCACTGGGGGTCCTGTGACCCCCTTTTTTCTTGTATAATAACTTCAGTTGAAAAACACAAACGACATCATGACCATCTCCGCCGACTACATTCGCACTTCTCTCCAAGCAGTGTATGGGGAGTCTGTCACTTCTGGTGATATTCGTGCATGGTGCGCCATGAATGGTGCTAACTACCAGACCGTCACCAGCAAACTCAACGACTTCAAAACTGGTCGTGGTAAGTGGAATCTGACCATTCAAGAAGCACGAGAGCAACTGGAGCAAACTGTGAATGCTCCTGCCGCCATCCCTGCTGTTGAGCAAAACCTTATTCCTGAGAAAGATGATACCTTCGTCAAGTTTGGTAACTTTGGTGATATTCGGAAAATTATTGAGTCCCGTCTTTTCTATCCTACTTTCATCACTGGACTTTCTGGTAACGGCAAAACGTTTGGTGTGGAGCAAGCTTGTGCTCAACTGAAGCGTGAGTTGATTCGTGTAAACATTACGATTGAGACTGATGAAGATGACCTTATTGGCGGTTTTCGCCTTGTGGATGGCAACACTGCTTGGCATAATGGACCTGTCATTGAAGCACTCCAACGAGGAGCAGTCCTGCTACTCGATGAAATTGACCTTGCTTCTAACAAAATCCTCTGTCTCCAATCCATCCTTGAAGGTAAGGGTGTGTTTCTGAAGAAGATTGGTAAGTGGGTCAAGCCTGCTGCTGGTTTCAATGTCATCGCCACTGCTAACACTAAGGGTAAGGGTTCTGATGATGGTCGATTCATCGGCACTAATGTTTTGAATGAAGCATTCCTTGAGCGTTTCCCTGTGACCTTTGAGCAAGAATATCCAACTCCTAAGACTGAGCAAAAGATTCTTGAGGGTGTTGCATTGGACCTTCAGGTAGAAGATCGTGACTTCTGCAAACGACTGGTTGACTGGGCAGACATCATCCGCAAGACCTTCTATGACGGCGGTATTGAGGAAATCGTCAGCACCCGCCGTCTAGTCCACATTATCCGTGCTTATAGCATCTTCCAAGACAAGGCAAAGGCAATTCAAGTTTGCGTCAATCGTTTCGATGACGAAACCAAACAGTCCTTCCTAGAACTCTATGATAAGGTAGATGCTGACTTCCAACTTCCTACTGAAGAAGTTGACCCTCCCAATACTTTCTGATATAATTGGGGGAGGTAAAAATCTGCCTCCCCTTATGAGTGATACAAATTTTACTTTTAATATGACTAATATGATTCCAAGCTCTCCAGCAACCCCTTGGAAGTATAATGAAGAAGAAATCGTGAAAGAGCTTCTTGAATACATCCGTGGCACTTATACCCAGCACTATTCTGCTGGTGACCAAAAGATTCAAACTCTTGACCTGATTGAAGCGTGTGGCGATGGTGAGGCATTCTGTCGCAGTAATATTCTCAAGTATGCCTCTCGTTATGATAAGAAAGGCACTGCCCGTCGTGATATCATGAAGATTCTGCATTATGCAGTGCTTCTTATGAATTTCAACGACAAAAACGCCGTCCGTGAAACCTACAACCAATGAAACTCCAAGAAAAGACTATGAAACTCTCTGACAATACCCTGACTATCCTGAAGAACTTTGCGGGTATCAACAACTCTATTCTTGTGAAGGAAGGCAATAAACTCCGCACCATCTCTGTTGCCAAGAATATTCTTGCAGAAGCAGATATCAAAGAAGAGTTTCCCCGTGACTTTGCCATCTATGACCTTAACCAGTTTCTGAATGGTCTGAGTCTTCACAGTGACCCTGACCTTGATTTTAAAGAAGATTCTTATCTGAGTATCAAGGAAGGTAAGCGTCGTGTGAAGTATTTCTTCGCTGACCCCAATGTTATCATTGCTCCTCCTGAGAAAGAAATCAACCTGCCTTCTCAAGATGTTTGCTTCCAACTGGATAGTGCATCTCTGGAGAAACTGGTGAAGGCAGCAGCAGTGTATCAACTGCCTGACTTGTCTGCTGTTGGTGAAGCGGGTGTTATCAAACTGGTTGTTCGTGATAAGAAGAACGATACTTCTAATGAATATGCCATTGTAGTTGGTGAGACTGACCAAGAGTTTACTTTCAACTTCAAGGTAGAAAACATCAAGATTATTCCTGGTGCCTATGATGTTGTAGTCTCTTCCAAACTGCTCTCCCAGTTTACCAATACACGTTACAACCTCACTTACTATATCGCACTGGAACCCGATTCCACCTTCGGTTGATGAGACACATCCTCTTTACCCTTAAGGGTTGTCCTTTTGGACTTTTAGATGATGAGGCACATATTCGCAATGTCCTTGTGAATGCTGCCACTCTTGCAGAGAGCACACTCCTTGGAGTTCAGTCTCACAAGTTTGACCCCCAGGGAGTCACTGCTGTTGCTCTGCTTGCTGAGTCCCACATCAGCATTCACACTTGGCCAGAGAATGGTATGGCAGTCTGCGATGTGTTTACTTGTGGAGACCACACAAACCCAAGGTCTGCTGCAACTTATATGTATGAGGCACTTGGTGCCACTGATATTGTTTCTAAACAATTTGTGAGACCACTAGAATGAAAAACTGGGACCAACTATTTGGCAATTTGCCAGATGAAGAAAAAAATAAAATTGCACTACTCAGAGTTATTGAATGTAGCAATGGTGTAGTTCAATATATGTTTAGGGACCAAGACCCAGATGCTCTGTCTATTGAAGAAACCAGAGATGCAATGAAGTTTTCTATGGGATGTATGAAAACTATGAGTATTCCTCTCAAGAGTCATACAGTTACATTCGCAG